GCGGGCGATATTGATTTATATAAGCAGGAGTTTAAAGTGATGGGAAAAGGCAGGAAAGAACGCCGGCTGTATATATCAGACGGTGCGTGTTTTCATCTCTATCGTTATCTACGCTGGCGGATGAGTAAAGAAGGGTTAACGATGGAAGAGTTGGCGAGCAAGCCGCTCTTTGTGTCAGCTAAGAAGCCGTACAGCCGCATGACGGTGGCGGGAGTGCAGTATCTTGTAAAGAATCTTGGCAAAAAGGCAGGCGTTGGAAATGTGCATCCGCACCGGTTCCGTCGGACTTTTGCCACGGACCTTCTAAACCGCGGAATGAGAATAGAGGAGGTTATGGTGTTGATGGGGCATACCAAGATTGAGACGACACTGATATACTGTAATATAAAACAGGACAATGTCAGAGAGTCTTATCGTAAATATGCAGCGTAGGTAGGAGAGTGGCATAACTTTTTAGGTCGGCAGAAATGGCGGCTTTTTTGCTGTGCGCAAAAATAGGAGATGGGAGAGGACAGGGGAGTGGGGGACGATCTGTGACAAAAACAGAGTAAGTTTTCCACAGTTAAATTACGATTTTAGATATATCCCATCATTTTCGCGCCCCGTGAAAATGGTTTTTAGTTTCTCTTTTGCCACGTGGCTGCATTTGGACTAGCGGTATAAATACATCCACTAGAACTGATTGCCACTATCAAGTAATTCCAAACAAAGGCAATAGTAACATTTTGATCCGGAGCTAGAGTTGTATCCCAGTTTATAATTCCAATCACAGGGATGCTGCCATTTTTGCTATATGTTTTAAATATATCGCCAATACTGGAAAGTGAAGAAATATTTGTTATTTTTGCCTTTTCGGAGAGCTCGCTATTTAACTTAGTAACCGCATTCTCTGCCGCCACCAGCCTTTTATCCAGCGCCGCGCCCTGCGTTCCTGCCAGAACGGTGGAGGCATCCGTTGCCAAAAGGTTATTTACAATCTTATTTTTGTTGATGAGCTCATTCATAACCTTATTGGCGATCGCGTCAATCAGCGCCTGCGCGGTACTCTCCCCCAAGGCACTCACTACCAAACCGTATGTATCGGTAGTCTTGACTTTCGCAGCCGTTCCGTCAAAATCGCCCAAACCCTGAGCAATCTTTTTTGCTTCCGCTGCCGATGCTGCCGCTTGTGTCTTTGAATTATCCGCTGCCGCTGCGCTACTTGCCGCCGCTTTCTTCGAGGTATCCGCTGCTGTTGCACTTCCGGCCGCCTCACTCGCTTTGCTTGTGGCAGTTTCGATTGCCGACTGGATATCATCAACCGCTTTCTGTGCATTCTGCGATGCGCTGGAAGCATCCTTGGACGCCTGATTAACATTCTGCACCGTATCGTTCACAGTTCCTTGTATCTTCTCAAATGCCGCCACATTTGCCGCCCTGACATCCTTGCCGTAAGCCGCATCTTTCCAGGCTTTAATCTCTCCGCTTAAATCAATGTTATCAACCGCCATCTTTAGCCCTCCAATCCATCTACAAGCTCCTGTGCATAGTTCGTCACTGCTGCCACGCTTTTGAGGATGTCTTTATCCACTATGATACGATCCAGACGGACGTTGTCCTTTGTGATAACTCCCTCATCGTTGATCTCACTGTAAACGATGCTCGCCCGCATTCCTGCTGCCGTCTCAAAGGTTGTGATTGCCGTTACTTTTTTCATTTTATCAATCCCTCCATATATTTTTGATAATATTCAGTACCAGAGATTCCCAACGTCTCTTTCTGCCGCTTCTCTTTCCGGTTCCATCGGTCAAGACGCTCCTGCTCATGACCTGCCTGTTTTGCCTTAACCTCCCAGTCAAACCCAGCCCCCGGCGGTCCCTGCACCACAAAGCGCTCCGCTGACCGTTCAGAGACATAAAACAGCGCATCCGCATATCCTTGTAAAAACACTTGATATTCTCCGGATATGACCTGCGTAAGCATCGGATCCAGCCAAACATAAGATTGTCCATCCTCACCTATCTGCCCGCTGCCAACATCTCCAAACATCGGAGATGCGGTCTCATAAGCTGACAAGCAAAGTTTTCCATAGTTTGGCGTCTGCACAATCCGGTGCTTTTTTCCTGTTACATTCAGATCTCCGCCGACCGTAGCGTCTCCGGCAACATACATTTCATCCGGGTTGAGTCCTGCTGCCCTTTCTCCGTTTTCGCAAAATTCAATTCCAAAATGATATATTTCACAATAATTTCCGTCTAAGTTTTCTCCTAACCCATCAAATATTCTAATATCATCTGGCGTCATTTTGATACATGTACCTTTGTCAGCAATTCGAACAGCCGACCATACTTCATTATCATCACTAGAATCGCCTATATAATGAGATACATCAAAATCCACCGTTACTCCATCTCCACATAATGAAAATGCTTCGTTATTAAGTGAGCAGATCATATTGCCTGTTTTGTCGTAGGCTTTCAAAACCCCATTGCCATTACCTGATCCGCCCAGTGCCAGCGTCCCGCCCTTAATCCGGTCTGCGTACATCGTCCCAGATGTGATAAAATCTGCAATCAGATTTCCGTCGATGGTCCAGGCATTCCGGTATACGCCATTATATCCGCTGGTAGAGAACCCGATACCGTTCTTATTGAGCCGAATTACGTTCTTGGCGTTGGTTTTTGTTGGCGCGTCCAGAATCAGTATTTCCTCCGGCTGACCATTTTCAGACCGCCCGATCACTACATAGCCGCCAAGTCCGCCGCTGATGAGCTGCGTTGCATTATTAATCTTCTGGTCGATGCCCTTTGTCGCCGCCTGTCCCACCTGCTCCACTTTCGCAGATAATTCCTTTTGGGATTTCGCCATGCTGCCAGATAACGTAGCAATCGTGCCGCCCAGAGAAACTGTGTCTTTTCCTGGCTCCTGCAGGTTTCGCGTACGTTCTTCCAGGATATACATAACATCCACACCGTGAGGACGGGATATAACCTTTGTCCAGTACCCTGTTTTCAAACGCTTGATATCGACATCCACATTTGCCAGATCCACCGCCGTCAGCTTTAAAACATCACTCAAATAGATGGACTGCTCCAGATACGCCCGCGCCTTTTTGATGAGGTTTTCCGGCAGTGTGACATCCTCCCATTTGTGCTGACGGAAGATCCAGCCGTACCGCTGCACCGCATCCTCATCGTAAATAAAATCTTTGCCGCCATCCACGGATGTAATATCGACTGTTTTGGTGGTACTCTCTCCGCTGGAGGAGGTATCTTCCAGGTCTGCGCCGGTCGGAATCAGCGCAGTAAAAAGCTCCGTTGCATCCTGCGTCTTGCTGTAATCTGCCAGATTGACGCCGTACCGGATAACCTGATCGTTTGTCCCGCCGCCATCCGTCAGATAGTCCAGATAGCGCTTTCCAGCTTCGCACCGGGTCCTGAGATATCCGCCGTGGGTCTTTACCAGCTTATCCCGCAGGCAGTCCAGAGAGCACGAATAATCAGAGTTGCTACGATTAATATAGTTGTTACTATCTACCACATTGACGCGCCCCAGAAGGTATTGTTTACGTGCCTCTACCTGTTCATTGTGAACCTTCAACACCTGAGTCATAAACTCCACAATACTGCCCTGGAACTCAAATGGCCGTATGATGCTGTCGCAGAGGTATGCGAGATCTGATTCGCAAGTAATTTGATGTGTCCGGTTAAACTCTTCTTCGGTCGTCATGCTCCGCCCTCGGAAGATCTCCATTCCGTCCTCATAAACAAATAATTCGGAAGACAGTGGCAGAATCTTGTCATAATACGGATGCTTCGGCGTAATCTTAAATTTAAGATACCCCGGAGAGTTGCCGGCATATTCTTTCAGTGTTGGATTCTCCAGCCGGAGAACCTGGTTCAAAAGCGGATATTCCTTTCCATCTGTAACCACTGTAACTTTATACATCTACAGCACACCTCCTCTGAAATCAATCGACACGGTGCCGGTGCCAGTAAATTTCATAACGTTTGTTCCGGATCCCAGGATGATGTCATAGTTTTTATTGACTCCTTCTGTCAGCTCAAACGTCTTACCGCCTACCTCTACCGTCATGGCCGCGCTGCAGGTGATCTCCGGAACTATCGGCATATCAGATCCGGTCACATCAACCGACAGGGAACCGGAGATTGATATGCCACTATATCCTCTGACTATGCCGTTCTCGAATGAAAACGGATCCCACAGCCAATTTTCCGCCGCTGTGCACCGTTCCATTTTAAATGGCTGCACATCGCCAGTAATCACAAAATCCGCCAGCACATCATTGCTTTTTGTCGTCTGCAATGAAAAGCGCCCCTCATAGTAATAATTCGGATCATCCGGAAGAACGCATTTGATGACCTTCCCGTGCAACACTTTGGCGATCTTGCTGCTCAAATCATGCCATTCCGTATAATCATCCAAAAGAGAAAAATTCAATGTCAGCGTTCGATTTTTATAACAAATCTGACCGTTTACCTCAGACAGATCCAGGAGCCCGTTCGCTCCTGGAATATCTACCTGGTCGGTTTTGGCTTCCGGAAAAGATATACTCATTGATTCCAGCTTAAGCCCCCAGTCTGTAAAGGTTTTAAAATCAGCTATCTGCACATCTGGATACATCATCGTTCACTCTCCTTCCGCGCTCGTTCAATCTCGATATCCACTGTAGGCGCCACTAGTGTGCCTACTTTTTCTCCATCCATTGTCACATCTCCGGTTATGCTGCCTTTTTCGAGGACAACCACTGTGTTTCCTTGTCCGCCGCCCGGCGTTGGTGCCGGCGGTACCTGATTTCCTGCTACCACAGTTCCGGATCTCTGTAATGCAATTCCCTGCATACTCTCCACCGCCCTTTGAGCAGAGCCAGCCGACGTTTTTTCCAGATTCGGTGTTTCTGCCACGATACCGCTCTCAAATCCGGCGATCATGTTTTTACCGATAACGTCCCGCATCAGCTTCGATGGGGAATGAATACCAAGGAAATCCTTTGCCGCGTCAAACGCTTTCTTCGCTGCATTCTTCGCCGCCTCTGCCAGCTTTCCAACCGAACCCGTGATTCCGGCTGTAATGCCTGTGATGATATTCTTTCCGATATTGCCCCACGACTGCCCTGTAAATCCCTTGACGATGCTCTGGGCGCCATTTTTCGCAAGACCTAAGAGTTTGGACGGCAGCGATGTGAGAGCACTCACAATGCCGGTCAAGATGCTTGTCGCAGCTCCCTTGATTGAACCGACCATTCCTTTCAGCCCGTTCAGGATTCCTGTGCCGCCGTTCTTTCCGATTGACAGTAACGTCTGCGGCAGGTTCTGGATCGCACCCTTGACTGCGTTAAATATTCCCGTTCCGGCTGACTGTACCGCACCGACCATCGACGTGATGCCATTTTTCAACAGCGTGATGATGTTGCTTCCCAGCGCCAGCCAGTTAAACGCCTGGATCGTGGCTGCAATCGCCTGGATTATCTGCGGGAGTGCTGCAATCAAGTCGGGAATCGCCTGAATCAGTCCTTTTGCCAGTATTCCGATCAGCTCAACACCTGCCATCAGCAGTTTCGGAGCATTGTCGTTGATGATTCCGGCGATATTAATGACAATCTGCGGGACATGCTGTAGCATCGATGGCAGCCCATCCATCAGACCCTGCGCCAGTTTTAGCATAAGGTCGATGCCACCATCTACCAGCTTACCGGCATTCGAACGAAGGTTTTCAGTAAACCCCTCTACCAGTGGAAGCCCCTGTTCGATAATCGACGGAAGATTCTCAGCAAATGCATTCGCCATCTGACCAGCGGCCTCAATCATTCCCATGACGCCGCCTGTTTTGAAGCCTTCTGTCAGGTTTGATACTGCATCAATGCCAAGCTTTGTCATATCCGTCAGCGAACCTTTGACAGACTCATAAATCTCCAATGCAAGGCTTTCTGCTGTTGAGCCTAGGATTGTAAGCTGACCGCCCAGATTATTCTGCATGGTTTCTGCCATATTAGCGGCAGCACCGCTACAGTTATTGATAGAATCTGTCAGTTTTTGATAATCCCCGTCCGATGCGTTGACAATCGCCAGAAGACCAGACATTCCATCTGTTTCGCCAAGCGTAGCCGCCATATTGACCTTCTCGGCCTCAGACAATCCACTAAAGCCAGATCTTAGGTCGTCCATAATCTCGTGGAGCGACTTCATGTTTCCATCACTGTCTATGACAGATACACCGAGCTGATCCATTGCCGTCTGGACTTCCTTGGTTGGCTTTGCCATACGTGTCAGAATGGTTCGCAGGGATGTACCTGCCTGGCTCGCTTTGATTCCGGAATTTGCCATCAGTCCGACCGCCGTTGCAACATCCTCCGCCGAATATCCCATTGCGCCGGCGACTGGCGCCACGTACTTGAACGTCTCGCCCATCATGCCGACGTTGGTGTTTGCATTGGAGGATGCCTGTGCCAGGACATCCGCAAAATGCGTGGAGTCCTGTGCCGACAAGCCGAACGCGGTAAGTGCGTCAGTAACGATATCAGATGTGGTTGCCAAGTCCTCGCCGGATGCTGCAGCAAGGTTCATGATACCCTCGATGCCGTTCAGCATATCGCCGGTTTTCCATCCAGCCATTGCCATGTACTGCATCGCTTCGGCGGACTCGGTAGCGCTGAACTTCGTCTTTGCGCCCATCTCCTTAGCTTTATCCGTCAAGGCTGCCAGGTCTTCGCCGGATGCGCCGGAAATAGCCTGCACTTTCGACATTCCGGATTCGAAATTCATGCCGATGTCCAGGACAGCTCCCGCAGCATTCTTAGCCTGGGAGACCACTTCTGTCAGCATATTTCCGAGAAGAACTGAAAAAGCATTGCTCCAAGTTTCGCTAACTCTCCTCGAATTTTTTTCGTGAGAGTCTCCTATATCCTCTGCATCATCCTCTAGCTTTTTTTTGCTTTTTTCGCTGTAAACCCCCATGTCTGAATAGGCTTTTTTGTACGAATTTGGAATGTTATATCCTTGCTTTTGATACTCTTCCGCTATCTTTTTCGCATCTGCTTTTAATTCATTGACGCTTTTTCCACTCTCTTTTGCAAGTTCTTCAAAAGTCTTTTTTGCCGACTTCTCTGTCTCTTGCAGTCCTTTTTTTATCCCGCTGCCGTCCAGCTCTGTGCCAATCTTTACAGTTCCATCATAAGCCATTTATTCCACCTCACTTTTCAGTGAGAGAAATCATCGGCTCATAATGGCTCTACTTGATTTGCTCTCCATTCTTTATCTTAATTTCAAATTCTTTTCCACAATTCCGCCCTTTACACGGTACGGTTATCCCATGACAATCTGATTTTTCAGAAAAAAAAATAAGCATGGAATAACCGCAGTAAGGGCACTTTACCCGTTTTGGCATTCTTCCATCCTTCTTTTCACATACGCCCGCATATCTGCGTTACGCTTTGCCAGTCTCAACCGGCTATCCATCGTTGCCTGCGGCTCTTCCAGGGAATAAAGTGTCCGCATCTGCTTGATATACGCTTTTTGCTCTTTTCCCATTCCTTTGGTATCACAGGTCCGCCAGTACATGACTTTCGCCATCCGGGTGTTTTCGTCCAGTGCCTCAAACATCGCCAGGAACTCCCACCAATGCAGGGAGTCGTTCAGCGTCTGCCTGAGATTGATGCCGTACTGCTGCCGGAATGCCGCATAAATCAGCGGGGCATCCTTTAAAAAGCAATA